GAAGATGGCTGCGGACATCCGTCAAGCAAGCCGGTTCCACTGATCGCCTACCTTATCAAACAGTGCACCCAGACGAACGGACTGGTGCTTGATGGCTTCCTCGGCTCTGCTTCCACTCTTATCGCCTGCGAGGAGCTGGGGCGTGTCTGCTACGGCGTGGAACTAGAACCGAAGTTTGTAGACGTGGCGGTCAATCGCTACATAAAGCTGAAGGAAGGCTCGGACGCGGATGTCTATCTGATCCGTGACGGAAAGAAGCTGTCGTACAAAGAAGCCCTGGAGCAGATGCCGAAGTAATCCGAGACAGCATAAATTACACAGTGCTCTGCCACTATTGCGGGCTGATATTTGGTACGTATTTCTCTCGGTTTTCCTTGCTATTACTGCTTTGTAGAGTGATGTATGTACTACCAAAACAAAGGAGGTACATACCATGAAGCTTACATTCAACGTAACAAAAGAAAACAAGAAAGCATTCGCAAAGGACATCGCAGCGATCACCGGAGAAAAGGCAGTCTACCAGTTTACGCCGACCTACGCTTTTTCAATCGGAGACCTGACTGTAAACCGCGACGCAACCCTTACCGCCCCGGACGGCAAAGACTTACGCACCCTGCTTGAAGCACTGAAGGCAAAAGGCTACGAGCTTGTCGGGAGCGACAAGTCCGAAGTTGAAGCCTCTGTGGAGCGAACCAACGAACCGGAATCAATTTCAGAAGAAGCATCCGAACAGGCGTTTAAAGATACCGCCCCGGAAAGCGAAGGCGAGACCGCAAAAGCTCCTACAGAAAACGAGGTGCCGGATACAAATGAAGCGGAATCTACTGAGGACGGGATCACCGAATTTACGATTTCCCTTCCCCTTGCATCCGCAAACGCCGGAACGCTTAAGAACCTGATCAGCTCGAAAGAAAGCCTTATCAAGAAGGCACTCGCCATCACCGACACAAGGATCAACATCACAGAAGACAAGATCGAGTTCCCCTGGTTTGACCGGGAACTCACCCCGGAAGAGGTAAACGCCTACACCAGATTTCTTTCCTTCCTCTGCAAGCTCTCCAAAGAGGTGAACCGCTGCAGCGGAAAAGAGCATCCGGCAGCCAATGAAAAGTACACCTTCCGCTGCTTCCTTCTCCGGCTCGGATTCATCGGAGCCGAATACAAGGAAGACCGTAAGGTGCTTCTTAAGAACCTGACTGGAAGCTCAGCCTTTAAAAACGGCGCACCGGCAAAGGAGGTACAGGCATGAGGATGATAAGCGAAAAGGAACTTACGGCTCTGCGGGAGAAATTCCCGCAGGACAGCCGGATCGAGCTGGTTCAGATGAACGACATCCAGGCACCGCCTGCCGGGACAAAGGGAACGGTCTATGGTGTTGACGACACGGGAAGCCTGCTTGTTCATTGGGACAATGGTTCCGGGCTTAACGTGATCTACGGAGAGGACATCGTAAGGAAGGTGGCAGAATGATAGATCCGACAGTCAGGGAAGAAATCGAGGTCATCCGCTCCTCAGGCCTTACAAATATGTTCGACCTTCCAATGGTCCAGAGGCTTGCCTTCGACCGAAACTTTTTTGAACTGGTGCTCTTCATCGAGGAGCACCGGGATGAATATATCCGCTTCATCCTCCACGGCGATGTCGGAAATCCACAGTAATTCCGGCACACATTTGTGCACATTATGCGTCTGTTTTCCTTGCTATATACCGCCCGCAGAGTGATATATGTACATGCCAAAGGGAAAGGCAAACAAAACAAGCACAAAGCAAGGAGGACAAAGCCATGACGAACATTTTTGAAGAAACCTACGAAAGAATCCAGGAAGCAAAGAAAGCCTACAAGGCAGCCACCACAGCGGAAGGCAGGGATGCCGCAAGGGATGCGGCGAAGGCAGCCGAGGACAGGATCGATGCGATGGGCGACATCGCCTGGAAGATCTGGAGAGCCTACGAGAAATCAAGGGACAACGAAAATGAGATCCTCGACTTTGACGACATCATCTGGGACCGGGATGTGGAAGCCCTCACCGCCTGCATGAAGGAAAACGGCATCAAGGCCTTCACCTACTCCTGCCGGGCAACGGACGCGATTGAAACCTTATGGCTTTTTAAAGAAGCCGGCTGCACAATCGGCGAGATGATCGAGGTAAACCTCAGGAAGAGCTTCCGGGGTGATGGCTTCGAAAAAGGCCACGCCTTCAAGATGATCCTGAACTGAAAAGGCAAAAGGAGGAAGCCCCTTTAGCGGGGCCTCTTCCTTGTACAAAATACACAGTTTTTTCCACGGATCTTTGTGACATATATCTGGCGGTTCTCCTTGCTATATATCGCCCGTAGAGTGATATATGTACATGCCAAAAGGAAAAGGCACACACAAAGAAAACGGAGGACAAAGCCATGTGGAACAAAGGAAGCCTTTTAATACCAACAGACGACGGAGAGAAAACCTGCAGATACTGCGTAAAGACCTGCAGCGAGGACAGCGAGACCTACGGAATCGAAGGCGGCAGGATCATAAAGATGGAGATCAGGGTTGACGGAAAGCAGACCCTCCTCTACGAAAGAGGCTGGGAAGTCGAGCCGGAGGATGAAGCAAGCCAGCTTGCCTACGCGGTACTTCTTAAGAAATTCAACTAAGAAAACATTCCGGGAAAGGGCTACAAGGCTCTTTCTCTTGTACATATATACCACATGGTCTGGATCGCTTCGGCGGTCCTTTTCTTTTGCCGGAAAGGAGGAGCTCTATGGCAATGCGAAAATTGAAGAACTACAAGCCGACCCGCTTCATGGCGGAGACGTCCTCCTACGACAAGGATGCCGCTGACTACGCCGTGCTTTTTATCGAGAGCCTCCGGCATACCAAGGGCAGCTGGTATCGGAAACCCTTCGAGCTTATCGACTGGCAGGAGCAGATCATCCGGGACATCTTCGGAATCTTAAAGCCGAACGGCTACCGGCAGTTCAATACCGCCTATATCGAGATCCCGAAGAAACAGGGCAAGTCTGAGCTTGCCGCTGCGGTGGCGCTGCTTCTTACCTGCGGCGATGGAGAGGAACGCGCCGAGGTCTATGGCTGTGCTGCCGACAGGAACCAGGCCAAAATCGTCTACGATGTGGCGGTCGACATGGTACGCCTCTGTCCGGCACTTGATAAAAGGGTAAAGATCCTGGAATCCCAGAAGAAGCTGATCTACCTTCCGACAAACAGTACCTACCAGGTGCTCTCCGCGGATGTTGCGAATAAGCATGGTTTCAACACCTCCGGGGTGATCTTTGATGAGCTCCACACCCAGCCGAACCGGAAGCTCTACGATGTCATGACAAAGGGATCTGGCGATGCAAGGACACAGCCCCTCTACTTCCTCATCACGACCGCAGGAACGGATACGAATTCGATCTGCTACGAAGTCCACCAGAAGGCGCTCGACATCATCGAGGGCAGAAAGATCGACCCGACCTTCTATCCTGTGATCTACGGGGCAGACGAATCCGATGACTGGACAGACCCCGCGGTCTGGAAGAAAGCGAATCCGTCCCTTGGCATCACGGTAGGGATCGACAAGGTGGAGGCTGCCTGCAACTCCGCAAAGCAGAACCCCGGCGAGGAGAACGCTTTCCGGCAGCTAAGGCTAAACCAATGGGTGAAGCAGGCCGTCCGCTGGATGCCGATGGACAAGTGGGACGCCTGTGCCTTTCCTGTTGATCCGAACGAACTGGAAGGAAGGGTCTGCTACGGAGGTCTTGACCTTTCCAGCACGACCGACATCACTGCTTTCGTCCTTGTCTTCCCTCCAAGGGATGAGACAGACAAGTACGTAATTCTTCCCTACTTCTGGATACCGGAGGATAACGTGGACCTCCGTGTCCGCCGTGACCATGTGCCATATGACCTGTGGGAAAAGGAAGGATACCTTGAGACGACCGAAGGAAACGTGATCCACTACGGCTTTATCGAGAAGTTCATTGAGAACCTGGGTGAACGCTATAACATCCGCGAGATTGCCTTTGACCGGTGGGGAGCAGTACAAATGGTACAGAACCTCGAGGGCATGGGCTTTACCGTGGTGCCGTTCGGCCAGGGCTTTAAGGACATGAGTCCTCCTACCAAGGAGCTGATGAAACTTGTCCTTGAGAAGCGGATCGCCCACGGCGGTCATCCGGTACTCCGCTGGATGATGGACAACATCTTCATCCGCCGCGACCCTGCCGGAAATATCAAGGCGGACAAGGAGAAGTCCACCGAGAAGATCGACGGTGCTGTCGCCATGATCATGGGGCTTGACCGGGCGATCCGCTGTGGTAACGACAGCGGCGAATCGGTCTACGATGACCGCGGGATCCTCTTCCTGTGATGTACATTTTGCCCTGTCTTTTTCCCTTATCTTTGTGCAGTTTATCCGCACATATAAGTTGATATAATCCGCCTTCAGAGTGATTAATACACTAACGAAAAAACAAGGAAGCCGGAAGGCAGGAGGGCAAAGCCATGACAGACTACAACAGGATCTTCGGATTTAAAGGATTCAGCGGAAGCACCACAAAAAGACAGCTCAGGAAGGACACAGAATGGACTGAGAAGTACAAAGACTATACGATCTCCTTTGGAAAGGCTTTCCACGAGGACGGCAACGCCTGGTGGGAAGTTCGGGTCTGGAAGAACGAGGAAAACAGATGCTTAGGGGCATTCACAATGACATCGCCCTGTGCGACAGACGGCGAGGCAATGATAATGGAAAGGGCCTGGGCGAAAGAAAACATTGACAGGCTTGAGGCTTAAGGCTTCATGACCGGCACCTGCGAAAGCGGGTGCTTTTTTGATGGAGGAAACAGATGAGCGTATTTTCAAAGCTATTTAAATCAAGAGACAAGCCTAAGGACTCGACCAACGGCTCCGGCTACCGCTACTACTTCGGCGGCACGACTTCCGGCAATACGGTCACGGAACGGTCCGCCATGCAGATCTCCGCAGTCTATGCCTGTGTGAGGGTCCTCTCGGAGGCTATCGCAAGCCTGCCTCTTCATCTCTACGAATACACAGACGAAGGCAGCAAGATCAAAGCAGTAAAACATCCGCTCTATCGTCTCTTACATGATGAGCCCAATCCCGAGATGACTTCTTACATCTTCAGGGAGACCATGATGACGCATCTTCTCCTGTGGGGAAACGCCTATGCCCAGGTTATAAGGAACGGGCGCGGCGAGGTTGTTGGACTGTATCCTTTGATGGCAAACCGCATGCGAGTCGACCGTGACGAGAACGGACAAATCTACTATGAATATCAGATGAGCACATCGGACGCCCCGACCATGAAGACCGGGACGGTCGTGCTGTCCCCTTCTGAGGTACTCCACGTGCCGGGACTCGGCTTTGACGGACTGGTCGGCTATTCTCCGATCGCAATGGCGAAGAACTCCATCGGCATGGCGATGGCGACCGAGGAATACGGGGCGTCCTTCTTCAAGAACGGAGCGAATCCGTCCGGCGTCCTGTCCATGCCGGGAACGGTAAAAGACCCAGAGAAGATCCGCTCCTCGTGGGAAGCGGGCTTTGGAGGAAGCCACAGGGCGAACAAGGTCGCTATCTTAGAGGAAGGCATGACTTATACCCCGATCTCCATCTCGCCGGAACAGGCGCAGTTTCTGGAGACCAGGAAGTTCCAGCTCGATGAGATCGCAAGGATCTTTCGCATCCCTCCGCATCTAATAGGTGACCTTGAACACGCGACTTTTTCGAACATTGAGGAGCAGTCACTAGAATTTGTAACCTACACACTGGAGCCCTGGCTCGTCCGCTGGGAGCAGTCGATGCAAAGGTCACTTCTGCTCCCTCAGGAGAAAGAAAATTACTTCATCCGCTTTAACGTGGACGGCCTTCTCCGTGGAGACTACGGAAGCCGGATGAGCGGATACGCCACCGGCATCCAGAACGGCATCTACTCGATCAACGACGTCCGGGAGCTTGAAAACATGGACCTGCTTTCCGATGAGGAAGGCGGCAACCTCCATGTTTTAAACGGAAATGTCGTGAAGCTTGCCGATGCAGGATCAGCGTATGCAAAATCCGGGGAACAGAATGAGCCGGACAAACCGCCGGAGGATGAAACGAAAAACATGAAATCAGGAAGGAGAAGGAAATGAATAAATTCTGGAAATGGGTGCGTAACAAAGCGCCGGATCCGGACGAACCGGACAAGATGCTGGAAACAAGAACCCTGTTTTTAAATGGAACGATAGCCGAGGAGAGCTGGTTTGACGATGAAGTCACACCGGCTCTTTTCCGTTCTGATCTGGAGAATGGCACAGGAGATGTCACCGTCTGGGTGAACAGCCCCGGAGGCGACTGCTTCGCGGCGGCCCAGATCTACAACATGCTCCGCGATTACAAGGGAAAAGTAACGGTAAAGATTGACGGGCTTGCGGCATCAGCTGCATCCGTGATCGCTATGGCAGGTGATGAGGTACTGGTATCTCCGGTCTCCATGATCATGATCCATAACCCCTCGACCATTGCCATGGGCGATACAGCAGAGATGCAGAAAGCAATCGAGATGCTCTCAGGGGTAAAGGATTCCATCATCAACGCCTATCAGGAAAAAACAGGTCTTTCCAGAAACAAGCTCTCTAAGCTTATGGACGAGGAGACCTGGATGGATGCCGGAAAAGCAGTCGAACTTCATTTTGCGGACGGAGTCATTGAGCGTGATGACCTTTATGGCAGTAAGGCAGTCTCTGTTCCCGATGGGGATGCCCCAGACGAAGAAACCGATGCGGATAAGGATTCTGATAAGGATAACTCCGACAAGGATTCCGATGAGAAGAAGCAGTCTAAGGAAGATCAGCTTTCCGGTATGCTCTTCTCCCGTTACCAGGTCGCAGCTGCAATTAACAGGAAGCTATGCGATTACGCAAAACATCACCCTGTAAAGAAGGAATCCCCCTCTTTACAGGTGAATGATACTACTCATTTATACAGGGTCGAGGATCTCGAAAAGAGACTCGACCTCATGAAACAGTTCATTTAAGGAGGACTAAGACATGAATATACAGGATCTTATGGACAAGAGAGCAAAGGCATGGGAAGCTGCAAAGGCCTTCCTTGACGCTCACAGAAACGAAAACGGACTCCTCTCCGCTGAGGACGGCGAGACCTATGACCGAATGGAAAAGGAGATCACCGATTACACCAAAGAAATCGACCGCCTGAACCGTCAGGCAGCGATCGAGGAGCAGATGGGAAGACCGACTGCAACTCCTCTCACAGGAAAGCCGGGTGCCGGTGTAAAGGACGAGCCGGAGAAAAAGGGACGCTCTTCCCATGCCTACGCAAAGGCAATGGTAGCTGCCATGAGGACAGGCTTCCATCAGGTGTCAGATATCCTGCAGGAAGGCTCTGACGCGGACGGAGGCTACCTCGTTCCTGCTGAGTGGGACAGCCGCCTCATCGATTCCCTCACGGAGAACAACATCATGCGTTCGCTTGGCACCACGATCACAACCGCCGGGGAGCACAAGATAAACATCGCTGCAACCAAGCCCGCGGCTGCATGGATTGAGGAAGGCGGTGCGCTTCAGTTCTCTGACGCAACCTTCTCCCAGATCATCCTCGATGCTCACAAGCTCCATGTGGCAATCAAGGTGACCGAGGAGCTGCTCTATGACAGCGCTTTTGACCTTGAGAACTACATCACCGACCAGTTCGGCAAGGCTCTCGCAAACGCCGAGGAGGATGCCTTCTTAAACGGAGACGGATCCGGCAAGCCGACCGGTCTTTTCCACGCGACCAAGGGCGGTCAGATCGGACTTACCCTTTCTGCCACGAAGATCGCAAGTGATGATGTGATCTCCCTTATCTACAAGCTGAAGAGGCCGTACCGTCAGAACGCATCCTTTATCATGAACGACCAGACGCTCTCCGAGATCAGAAAGCTTAAGGACAATAACGGAGCCTATCTCTGGCAGCCGTCCTATCAGGCAGGCGAGCCGGACAGACTCTGCGGCTATACGATCCACACCTCCGCATACGCCCCGACGCTCGAGGCAGGCAAGCCTGTGATGGCATTCGGCGACTTCTCCTACTACAACATCGGAGACAGAGGAACAAGATCCCTGCAGCAGCTTCGTGAGCTTTTTGCGGGCAACGGCATGATCGGCTATGTCGCCAAAGAGCGTGTGGACGGCGTTCTGGTACTCCCGGAAGCAGTTCAGATCATGAAGGCGGGCGGCACTGCGGCAAAGCCGTGATGAAAGGAGTTGATAAGTCATGCTGACACTGGACGAGGTGAAACAGTATTTAAGGGTGGACAGCTCCGAAGAGGACGCACTGATTGAGGGTCTCATAAAGACCGCTGACTCCCTCGTCCGGGATGTCGGCAGGATGAGTCAGCCTGACATTCCGGATGCTTCAAAACCTGTGATGATGGCTGCGGAGCTTTATACAGTTGCCTATCTTTACGAGCACAGAGAGGAGGCAGACCATCACGGTCTGATCCTCACCCTCCGTGCACTTTTGTTTGGAATCAGGGAGGAGAGATTTTGATGCGGATTGCAGACTTAAATCTCCGGATCACTTTTCAGAAGATGTCTGTTGTAACGGACAAATACGGCAACCACACAAATGCCTATGCAGATTATTTTTCCTGCTATGCGACAGCGTCCGGCTCCGGAAACGAGGCCAGTGAGGCAGGCGTTACCACGCCGAAGGAGACAATCGACTTTACCGTCCGCTGGTGCAGGGTACTGGATCCGGTCACGTCGGACGGATGGAGGATCACAGCAGGAAATAACTCCTACAACATCCTCTATGTGAATCCGATGGGAAACCACAGGAAGTGCCTGAAATTCCACTGTGAAAGGATGCGGAAATGAATGAAAAAATCAAGCCGGAGCAGCTCTCTGACGTCATTATGGAAGGTCTTGAGGAATATAAAGACCTCTCTACGGATGCCATGAAGGAGGCCGTGGAGAAGACGGCGAAGAATGTAAAGAAAGAGATACAGGGCAAGGCCCCTGTCCGAACGGGAAAATACAAGAAGTCATGGAAGGTGACAAAGACCGATGAGAACGCCGAGAAGCTCGTGATGACTGTCCATGCCGGGAGGTATCAGCTGACCCATCTTCTGGAGCATGGCCATGCCAAGCGTGGCGGAGGCAGGGTCGCTGCCATCCCTCACATCGCCCCTGCGGAAGCAGACGGCGTAAAGGAACTTGAGGATGAGATCACGGATGCTTTGGAGAAAGGAGGAGGTTCATGACCTACGATGAGATCGTAACGATGCTTGAGGAAGCAAACCTTCCCCTTGCCTATGACCACTTTGCCGAGGGCGAGTCTCCCGATCCGCCCTTTCTTATTTTCTTAAGTCCATCGGAGGAGATCTTCGGCGCGGATAACATTTCCTATGCCGCTTTCCCGGAGATCAATGTCGAGCTTTACACCGACAAAAAAGATCCGGAGTTAGAAGGACGGATTGAGGATATCTTCAGACGGCATGATGTCTATTACTTGAAGTCCGGGAACTGGATCGAATCCGAGAGATTTTTTGAAACACTTTATCAGATCACACCTTAAGGAGGCATATCTATGGGTAACAGAAACAAGGTGAGGTACGGCCTGAAAAACGTCCACTACGCCCTTCTTTCTTCTGCGGAGGACGGGACGGTTAGTTACGGCAAGCCTAAGGCATGGCCCGGTGCCGTGTCGATCAAGTTTTCGGCACAGGGAAGCCAGGAACCGTTCTACGCAGATGACATCAAGTATTATGTGACAAGCTCCAACACCGGTTACAATGGTGATCTGGAGACAGCCCTTGTCCCGGAGGATTTCAAGACGGATGTCCTCGGCGAGATCAAGGACTCAAACGGCGTGTTCGTGGAGAATGCGGACGCACAGCCTGTTCCCTTCGCCCTGCTCTTTGAGTTTGTCGGCGATGCCAGAGCCATCCGCCATGTGCTTTATAACTGCACGGCAAGCCGTCCGGATATCGAAGCGCAGACCAAGGAGGATAAGGTATCCGTCAAGACCGAGAGCCTTACGATCGACGCATCCTCGATCTACAACAAGGACCTCGACGCAAACATCGTAAAGGCTGACACATCCTCCGAGACGGACGAAGCCACCTACAAGAGCTGGTATGATTCCGTCCATCTCCCGGCGAAGAAGGCCGCAAGCGGCTCTACTGCTTCAGGAGGGACGAGTAGCACTTCCAGCACTTCAACATCAGGAAAGTAAGGGGTAAACCATGAGAAAAGAAATCGAAATGACTCTGGAGGACGGCACAAAGAAGCCGTTCTCCTTTGAGGCAAACGGAGCGACTGCCATCCTCTACCGGATGGTATTCCATGAAGACCTGATGGTTACGATGAACAATCTCTCCAGCGCAAACCTTGATACCTTAGTCGGCGCGAAGCTCGCCTACATTATGCATGCACAGGCAGAAAGCACGCCCACCTCTCAGCTTTCTCTCGATGACTTCATCCACTGGGCGGCGGGCTTCGATGGCATGAGCCTGATCGAAGGACTGGACTCCTTCGTGGCAGTATACCTCGGAAACCGCACCGCTACCACAGAGCCAAAAAAAGAGGACGCCCAACTGACAGAGAAATAAACACAGCGGTATATCTCTTACGCTGTAAGCAGTTGGGCTTTACCCTTCCGGAGCTTTCTTTGATTGAGGAAGGCATGGTATTTGATGTGCTCTCAGAAGCTGATAACGATGAGAACGGCGACTACTGCGAGGTGGCGACACAGGAGGATATGGATAACTGGTAAAAAGGAAGGAGGACAGCGATGGCTGACCGTATAAAAGGAATCACAGTAGAGATCGGCGGCGATACCACAAAGCTGTCCGATGCCTTAAAGAATGTAAACAAGTCCATCCGCCAAACGCAGGATCAGCTCCGAGATGTAAACAAGCTCTTAAAGCTTGATCCCGGCAACGCTGACCTTCTCGTCCAGAAGCAGAAGTATCTCTCTGAAGCGATCTCCGACACAAAAGAGAAACTCAAGCAGGAGCAGGATGCCTTAAAGCAACTGCAGCAAGGACCGCAAACCGAGGAGACCATCAAGCAGCAGGAGGCTCTGACCCGTGAGATTGAAAACACCAAGCAGTCCCTTGAAAAGCTGAAGTCCGAGTTCAAGGATGTCGGTTCTGTGGCAGGTGTCCAGCTCCAGCAGGCCGGACAGAAAATGAAGGATGTTGGTGACAAAATCACAGGAGTTGGCACTTCACTTTCCACTCACGTGACCGCTCCGATTGCCGCCGTCGGTGCGGCATCCCTTGCCGCTTTTAAGGAGGTGGATGAGGGAGCTGATATCGTAACGCAAAAGACCGGAGCAAGCGGCAAGGCATTAAAGGAAATGCAGGATGCCGCAAACGATATTGCGACATCCATCCCTACCGACTTTGCCACGGCAGGTTCCGCGATCGGCGAAGTAAATACCAGATTCGGCCTTACCGGGGAGAAACTTAAGAATCTCTCCCAGCAGTTCGTGGAGTTTGCTTCTTTAAATGACACGGACGTATCGACTTCCATCGATAACGTCTCATCGGTACTTAATGCCTTCGGTATGGATGCCTCTGAGGCCGGCGGTATGCTTGATGTCTTAAACTCTGTCGGGCAGGCTACCGGTCTTTCGATGGATACTCTCTCGCAGGATCTCTCGCAGAACGCCGCACAGCTCCAGTCAATGGGGCTTAACGCCACCCAGTCTGCCCAGTTCCTCGGGAATGTCGAGATGTCCGGACTGGATGTAGGTGTTGCGATGGCAGGTATGAAGAAAGCCATGAAGGAAGCAGCCGGGAACGGACAGACCCTCGATCAGGCTTTGAAAGGCTTCTCGGATACCATGCACTCGAACAAGAGCGATACAGAGAAGCTTCAAGCTGCCTACGATCTGTTCGGATCCAAGGCCGGCGCTTCCATCTACAACGCCATGCAAACCGGAAAGCTCTCCCTTGACGGTTTCTCCTCTGACATGAGTTCCTTCTCCGGAAACGTATCAAAGACATTCGATGATACCTTGGACCCGATTGATAAGTTCCAGACCACGCTTAATCAGCTGAAGATCACAGGAGCAGAGATCGGGAATTCGCTTTCTGCCGTTCTTGCGCCGATGCTTCAGCAGGCAGCAGCTGCCTTAAAGCAGTTCGCTAGTTTCTGGGAAAAGCTGCCTGCTCCGATGCAGCAGTTTATCGTAAAGGCTGCCCTTGTTGCGGCCGCGGTTGGCCCTGTCCTTGTCGGAATTGGCAAGGTGACAAGCTCGATCGGCACGATCACATCAGGCATTGGTAAGGTTATGACGCATCTCGGAGGACTCTCCGGCGCAATGACAGCATTCAGCTCTGTGGGCTTACTTCCGATGATCGGCATCATCGCCGCCGTAGTTGTGGCTGTCGTTGCTGTCATTGCGATCATAAAGAACTGGGGAGCAATATCCAACTGGTTCAAGGGCGTCTGGGAAGGCGTATGCAACGGCGTAAAGGCGGTAGGAACTGCCCTCGGACACTTCTTCACAGGGCTATGGAATGGCGTAAAGACTGTGACAACTACAGCGTGGAACGGAATAAAGACAGGCGTATCTACGGTTTGGAACGGCATGAAGACAGGTGCATCCACCGTATTTAACGGGATAAAGACACATATCTCGAATGCCTGGAACAATGTAAAGACCAATACCTCCACGGCATGGAGTGCGATAAAGACAAGCGTCGCCCAGCACGGAGGCGGCATCAAGGGCGTGATCGGCACTGCTATGGAGGGCTATAAGGCGATCTGGAAAACAGGCTTTGACATCATAGATAAGGTGACCGGAGGAAAACTGGGAGACGCCCTTTCCAAGGCAAAGGAAAAGACCGCCGGGATCAGGGATGCCTTCTCCGGCGCAATGGACAAGGCAAAGTCCGTGGTAAGCGGAGGACTTGAGCGGATCAAAAACTTCTTTGCCGGATGCCATCTTTCGTTTCCGAAGATCAAGCTTCCGCATTTTTCAATCAGCGGAAAGCTCTCCATCAAACCGCCTTCCGTTCCGCATCTTTCGGTCAGCTGGTATAAGAAGGCCATGAACGAACCTTACATTCTCCAGAATCCTACGATCTTTGGAGCAGCCGGAGGAAGTCTTCTCGGTGGCGGCGAAGCGGGCGAAGAAGCAATCGTAGGAACGGACCGGCTCTCATCCCTTGTGACAAACGCTGTCCTTGCCGCCGGTGGCGGCGGTGCCCAGACGATCGTTATCCCTGTCTATATCGGGCAGGAGCGGATCGATGAACTGGTGGTGAAAGCCACCCAGAGAACCAATTATAGGTCAGGAGGCAGATGATGTTAAAGAAAGATTTCCCCATCTACTTTGATGATACGAAGCTTTTCTGGCCTGTGAAATGGGACGAGAGTTACGAAGTCGTGGAGAGTAAGAACACCACAGAGGCGGGAACGGATCAGATCATCGTGACAAGATACGATAAGCTGTCCGTCTCCGCATCTTTCCAGTGTTCCGACAGATGGGCGGCGGTCTTAGCCTCTTTCCGCGATAAGGACAGCATCGCAGTAAGGCTTTATGACATAAAAACCAAAGGCTATAAGACAAGGACCATGCGGATTCGGAACTTTAAGACCGGACCGGAGAAGAACTCGGAGAAGACAAGAGGAACGAATGGACTCTATACCGTAAGCTTTGATTTGTTGGAATTTTAAGGAGGCGCTTCATGTACGCTGTCAGTGAAAAATACAAGGCTGCGATGAAGCAGCCGGTCCAGAGATTTCGTATGACCGGAAAGGCCGGAAGGAACTCTTTTTCTGATAAGAACATCCTCGCCGGGTCTTTTTCCATTACAAACCAGTGCTCTGACGAATCGTCCGTCCAGATCGGACAGGTATATATCGGCGAGCTGAACGCCACTTTCATGAACATGGAAATCCCCCGCTACGGATGGAAGGGCTTAGAGATTGCCCCGGTTTTTGGCATGATGGTGGAAGGAGGAAATTACGAGGATGTGCCTCTCGGTATCTTTACGATTGATTCCGCAAAGCATACCGCATCCGGCATTGTGGTAAAAGCCTACGACAACATGTCCAAACTGGATAAGCCCTGCTCCACCACATCGATAAACGGCAGGGCTTACGACCTGATGCTTACCGCCTGCACGGCCTGCGGGGTAAGCCTTGGCACGACGGAGACTGAGTTTTCCGCAATGCCGAACGGGACGGATGAGCTTTCCCTCTACAGTGAATCGGATATCGAGACATGGAGGGACTTTGTCTCATGGGTCGCCATGACGATAGGCGCCAATGTATATGCCGGCCGGGACGGTAAGATCTATGTCAGAATATACGGTCAGGATGTGGTCGATGAGATCGATGAAGCGCACCGTTTCAGCGGATGCGAGTTCTCGGATTTCTCCACAAGATACACCGGACTTTCTGTCGTAAACATTGCCGGAAAGACTACATCCTATTATTCCATAGACCCGGATGACGGTCTTACCTACAACGTAGGCTCTGACCCCTTCCTCCAGTACGGAATCGATGAGAAGAAGGATTCGCAGAGGCAGAACATCCTACAAGCCCTCTCAAAGATCAACTATGTGCCGTTCAAGGCAGAGATGATCGGAAACCCGGCCTACGACCTGATGGATGTATTCCGTTTCACAGACGGACTCGGTGATAAGAGCAAGCTGTTCTGTATGACGAAGTTTACCTTCATCTACAACCGCTCGTTTACGGCTGAGGGCGTCGGCCAGGACCCGGCTCTTTCGAATGCCAGGTCAAAAACCGACAAGAACCTGCAGGGGCTTATGTCCTCCAATGAAAACCAGGAGTATATCCGTTACTACGATTACCGCAACGCATCGGCCTACGATATCTCGGATAAGGCAAAGGCGACCATCATCTCCATCCGTTACATTACGGTAAAGAATACGCATATCGACTTCCATGCGGAAGTAAAGCTGACGCTCGACACAACTGAAAGTGAATCGGAGAACATGATCACTGACACCGATGCGGTCATGACCGTCACCTATTTCTTAAACGGCGAGGAGATAAAAGACTATGCCCCAGTGGAGACAATGCCCGATGGCACGCATCTTATGCATCTGCTTTTTACATGGAACAGTACGGCGAACCTTACCGGAACGTTTGAAGTCACACTTTCAATGGACGGCGGATCGGCCCATATCGGGATCGGGGATGCCAGAGCCTACCTTGCAGGACAGGGACTTGCCGGAGAAAGCGCATGGGATGGAAATGTATCCGTTTATGACGCCGTGCCGGAGATGAACCTCTGCGCCATGAATCCTGATTTTATGGACAGCGTGGAGATAAATACCGTGCTGCCTTATAGGCATGTTTTAACGGATACGGTAAGCGGGCTGAGTCTTTACTCCGTATATACATCATTTACAGCGTCAGTCGGGAATGTGAAGTTCCTCCACCGCATCGACACCCTCCCTCCTTCCGATATGACTTACGACAATGACAAGGTCGAGATCAGGGACGGCGAGTGGCGGTTGAAAGACGGCGTTACGATTGCGGAAATGACGACAGCCGACCTTTCGGCTGAGTCTATCCTTCAGGTCACCTCCGTCTGCGACAGCAACAATGTGAACTTCCTTGCGTCCTTCGACCACGGAGCGACCTGGCTTGAGTACGCGAATGGCTGGATCACGCCGGATACCACGAAATCGTCCTACGGTATGTTCGGCCCGGCGATGGCGGTCATTGACCCGGACAAGTGGAACGGGATGCTTAAAGGAACCATACAGATAAAGGTCATCATCCATGAGAAAGGACATATCGCGGATCTTCAGATCTATACGAAAGAGGTGCCGGAATGATAAAAGGACATACAAAAATAGAACTCTTTAACGCCAGGACAGGTAAAAAAGAGCAGGAATACGAAAAAGACAACCTCGTCACGAACGCCGTGCAGGAGCTTATCGCATTCCAGACCATGATGGGCAGGGAAATGGATAATAACGTATTCCCTATCGCAAAGAAAGCTCTCGGCGGCATCATGCTCTTTGACGGGAAGCTCACGGAGGATGTGAACAACACGAACTTTCCTACAGAAGCAAAGCTCGTGGGATATGCCGCAAGGGATACGAACACATCTGATCCCATGCGCGGCTCTTTGAATGCCATCGAGACGCACAAGACGGATAACGGATATGTATCCGTCTGGGACTTCGGCACGGCGCAGGCAAACGGGACGATAGAGTCTGTTGCTCTGACAAACGTCTATGCCGGGGTCAATCCCTTCCAGCGGCAGATATGCGGGGACTTCTACTGCGACATGGATACGGTAGAAAACGCCGAGCATAACGGCAGGCCTATCCTTATTTCCGGCTCGGATGTCTACTGGATCAACTCTGACGGAAAGACCATACAGAAGACACGGTTTGACCCGTATCATGTGAAGGTAGCTGATGTCACATATAACGGGCTTACGGTATCACACGAGGATGTGGTCACACTGACACTCCCTGATTATAAGGAATTCAGTCCGGGAGGCCCTGGCAAGTACTGGATCCCCGGTACTGACGGATACCTCTACCTCATTACGCAGAACAACAGGATCTCCAGCTATACTTATTACGGTACTACCAACTACAACTATTATTATGATGAGGCAAACAAGGACGGCGACGCCATACTTCATATCACAAAGTATAAGATGTCCGACCTGTCGTTCGAGAAGCAGAACGAGGAAGTCATCACCCTTTCCGGGGTGCATCTTGACACAAGAAACGAGTATTCAATCGTCATAAACAAGGGATATCTTTATGCCAGATCCTACGATGGCCACAGCATCTACATCGTAAATCTATCAAACACCGTGGACATCAAAGTCTTTACCTTTGATAACAGCGGGACATTTTCTTCCATGTCTCCGATCCTCTATAACGGCGGCACCCAGTATCAGTACCAGTACTACAGGGACGGGAACAGCTATTACAGGACAGGATTCCTCTATCCTGACGGGTCACACTCGGAAGAAAAGGTAGATGGGGAAGCTATCGCCCTGCCGTGCATCATGCACTCCGATGGTAAGATCCTCGCCACTTATCATTATGACGGCTACTATGACTATGACCGGATCCGCACAGGGCTGCGGTGTGCCTATCTCGGTACGATCAATAATCTCTCGACCCCGGTGACGAAGAATGCCTCTCAGACCATGAAAATCACCTATACGCTTACAGACAAGGAGAATACATGAATAAACAGTATGAAGTTCCCTACAATTTTTCCTATGACTTTATCCCAAAGCTCTCCAGAAAGCGGGAGCTTTTTCCATCTATCCGCAGCATCTATCTCCCGGCATGGCGAGAGGATGCTGAGAGCACAAGACAGGACATCGAGACCAGGGAAGAATACCCGAAATCCTATGATGAGTACGTCCTGCGCCTTAATTGTCTGCAGCAGCTCGGGCTTCCTTTATGTGTTTTGATGCAGAAGAACGCCACTCTGGATGTGCTCGAGAAGTATTACAGCCTTGGTGTCCATATCTTTACGATAAATGACGATGCACTTGCCATCGCGGCAAAAAGCAGACACCCGGATATTTCAGTCACGCTCTCTGTCACAAGTGCCCTTACAGAAAAGGATATAAAGAGCCGTGACCTATCGATGTACAACCACGTAGTCCTGTTTTTCTGGTTTGCCCGCCACCTTGACGCGGTAAAGGCTCTGCCAGATAAGTACCGCTACATCCTGATCCCGAACACGGAATGCTACTGGAACTGCAGATGGCACGATGCCCATTGGTTTGCAACAAGTCACGATGCGGAAATGAAAGCCACAAGCCAGTGCCGGAAGTGCATCCGTGATATGCGTGATACATCATACATCGAGCCGGAAAATCTCTCCTACTTTGATCCGTACATCGATTGCTATAAGCTGGTGGACCGTCTCAATCCAACCAGTCAGATCATCACAGACCTTGAGAGGTATGCCTCCGGAAACATCGGGGCACAGAAGCGGGAGGAGGCTTACTTCAATGTCGATTAAAAAGATCCAGTACAATGGAGCGCACAAGGTGATAAAGCGGCTCTGCGAAGCAGTAAACCAGATGGTCGATCAAGATAATGGCAAACAGGATAAACTAACCTTCGATACCGAACCAGTGCAGGGCAGCGAAAACCCCGTGACAAGCGGTGGAATCTATAAGGCAATCTCTAAGATCGTAAGCCAGATTGAGGACGGGGATGGGGTGAGCTACTGATGAAGAAATTATACACAGAGGAGTCTGTTGAAAAAATCGCTGATGCCATAAGGGATAAACTCAAGGAAACAAGGAGATATAAGCTCTCTGAAATGGCTGATGCGATAAAGCGTATCCAGACCGGAGGAGTTGGCGGCAGGAATCTTATCTTTGTAACTGATGAAAATGAGAATAAGTCATCCTATTGTCCGCATGGAGTGGATACCATATGGCTTTATTCCGACACGGTATTGAAGAAGGATATTTCTCTTTCGGACATCACCTCAGACTTCGTTACAGGAGTCGTTTTTATAAACAGGCTGCTGCTTAAGCTGACGCTTGATCAGGAAAAGGCCGTGGAAGGCACTGATTTTTCCATTTTCTTAAAGCCATCTGCCTATCAGGATGAGAACGGGACCTCCCCTGTCTGCACACTTCCTGTAGCAAATACCTTAAGCCTGTTTGACCACACGGATATCGGAAAAAAGACCATAGCCGACAGCTATATAGACAGCGGTACATGCACTGTTCCAGCAGAAGCCTTTGGAGTCATATCGTTCGAAAATCTTGCGCCTGAGCTATCAAAAGAGCGGACTGTAATAAAGTCTGTTTCTATATCAGGAGACTCCCTCATTACAGTAGGTGACAGTACGATTGGCGTAAATAACCGTGACAATGCCTACCAGAAGATCTCTATTACGGAACTTCCGATGGATGACGGCTGTATTTCCATGACTAAGATCAGCTGGGACGGGTATATGCCCTACAACAGGACAGATGAGAACAAAGCCGGATTTGATATTTTCTTCCTTGGGAATGGCGATTTTTATATCCGTATAGACCATCTCGGCACAAACGATACGGGGTCTTTCCAGATGAATGGGATTTCATTTACGAACCCGGGTTCTGGAGGGTATATCACGTTTTACCGTCAGGATTATTACGGAACGAGGTTTTTGATACTTAATGGTATGTATGACATATCAAAGCATAACAGATCCTCGGAATCAGCGGTACGTTCTATATCAGCGGATGATTATCTTACCGATACCGCAGGTCTTTCCTATCTCCTTAAAAGTGATGTGGACGATGCGACCTATACGCTCACGAACGGAAACTTCTCATTCCCACTTGCTGGAAAGAGCTACAGTACCTTTTATATCAGCACAAACTCATGGCTCGGTATCAAAGGAAGTGAGGAGGATATAAAGATAAACCGGAAAGATGCAAAGGCACACCTCATCTCACATGGAAATTACAGGATAAAGGAATGGGATATCACATGCTATAAGATCCGCTGGGAAGGCTATGATTATTACAGCAACAACTCCGCAGTCAATCAGATCTGGGAACTCTATCTTTTTTCCAATGGGGATGCCATGATACGGATGGAAAAGAAGGCGTCCTCGGATGGGACGTTCTCATTCTTTGGCACGGTATTTGATGTTGCTGAAGGCGGTAATGTTTCCTTCTACAAAAACAGCGAATTGGACGAGACATTCACTGTGATTGAAGGAGCATATGATATAAATAAACACCTGAAGGGAGGCGGTTCTATTGCTTGACTTTATTCTGCGGTACTGGGTGCAGGAACTTTTCGCACTCATTATCGCAATGATCACATGGATGGTAAGAGCCATCCATAAGAAAAAGGATGAATACGATATTCTCAGGGAAGGAATTCTCGCCTTGCTGCACGACCGGCTCTACCAGTCATGCAGCTTTTTTATTGAGCGGGGTTTCTGCACCATCGAGGATCGTAACAATCTCGAATATCTCTATACGCCGTACAAGGCACTCGGAGGCAACGGCACCGGAGAATCCCTGTACAAGAAATGTCTGGAACTGCCAATCACGGCAGACAGAAATAAAGAAAAGGAGGAATGACTTATGGACTTTGGAATTGCAAGCGTAGCGGCAATCACGGTGATCGCCTACCTTGTCGGCATCGGCTGCAAGGCATCAGGCTCTGTGAAGGATGAGATGATCCCGGTGATCTGCGGATGTGTCGGAGCAGCGCTAGGCATCGCGGGGCTTTACCTTATGCCGGATTTCCCGGCAAAGGATGTGATCAATGCCCTGGCTGTCGGCATCGTATCTGGCCTTGCCGCGACTGGTGTAAACCAGATCTACAAGCAGCTCACAAAGAATGCGGATTGAAAGGAGGTGATCCCTCTATCCCGGCTGTCCCTTCCGTTAATGGGACGTTGCTTTCTGCTGCTCTCCGGTAAACCCCCGGAGGGCTTTTATTATGGAGGAAATGACATATGAGCAAAACAGAACAGGCCATCCAGTGGATGGAATCTCACGCTAATGACAATAGACACGGCTATGACCAGAGGTACCGCTGGGGAGAAAGAGGCGACTACGACTGCTCCTCCGCCGTGATCTCGGCATGGCAGGCAACCGGAGTTCCGGTAAAGACGAAGGGTGCGACCTATACCGGGAACATGCTCTCTGTTTTCAAGTCCTGCGGATTCTCCGATGTGACAAGGACTATAAACCTTGCTACCGGAGCAGGCTTAAAGCGCGGCGATGTGCTTCTGAACGTCCGCCACCATACCGCGATGTACTGCGGAGGCGGCAGGGAGGTCGAAGCTTCGATAAACGAAAAAGGCACAGTCACAGGAGGCCGTCCCGGCGACCAGACAAGCAGGGAGTTTTTGATCCGCTCTTACCGGAACTACCCGTGGACAAACGTGCTCCGCTTCAGTGAGGCGGTCTCCCCGTCAATCACGGTCGAGCAGGCGGCAAGAAACGTCCTCGCCGGGAAATACGGGAACGGCGAGACAAGAAAGAAAGCCATCAGCTCCCTAGGTCTTGACTACAACGCCGTACAGCAAAAGGTCAATGAGCTTCTGCGTGGAAGTACTGTTCCTCAGAAGTCCCTTGATACGGTTGCCCGGGAAGTGATCGCAGGCAAATGGGGAAATGGCGCAGAACGTGTAACGCGCCTTACCAGGGCGGGCTTCAATGCCTCCGCCGTACAGAAAAAAGTGAATGAACTCTTAAGATGATCATGCCCCACAGGCGTTCCTTAAAAAGGAATTTCCTGCGGGGCCTTTTTTGTGTAAAAAAGCTCTCCTTCTGGGTGTGGATAAGCAGAAGGAAATTTGCGAGGCAAAACACCCCCTCAAAACGTCTCCCAAATGTCCGTACTATGAAGGAGGCTACACCCATGACGGAAGAAAACAGCTATTACACCAATGATCGGATAAAGGATCATCTCGACTACTGCCGTGCTCAGAAAATCGCCCGGACGATGCTTGACGCAGGACTTATAAATGAGCACGAATTCGAGAAATTATCCGACATCAACCGTGAAACCTTTTCACCATTGTTTGCGGAAATATATCCAAAAACTGCTTGCTATGTATCCGGATCAGAGTGATGTATGGACACTGACAAGGAGGCTAGACAATGCGGAAAATAACAAAACTAGAACAGGCAAACAAAGGAAATAAGAAGACAGAGAAAATCCGCGTTGCGGCGTACTGCCGCGTATCTACGGACTCAGACGAACAGCTGGAAAGTCTTAATACGCAAAAAGCGCATTATGAAAGCTATATCACTTCCCGTGATGACTGGCAGTTTGCCGGCATCTACTATGATGAGGGAATAAGTGGCACAGGAAAAGCCAGACGACCGGAGCTTGAACACCTTATGCAGGACTGCAAGGCAGGGAAAATCGACATGGTCATCACAAAAAGCATCAGCCGCTTCTCCCGGAACACTACAGACTGCCTTGAGCTCGTCAGAAAGCTCCTCGAACTGAACATTCCCATCTGGTTCGAGAAGGAGAACATAAACACCGGCTCCATGGAAAGCGAGCTCTTTCTTTCCATTCTTTCCAGCATGGCGTCGGACGAATCCCTTTCCATCAGTCTGAACAGCAAATGGAGCATCAAGAAGCGCTTCGAGAACGGCACGTTCAAAATCAGTTACCCGCCATACGGGTACGGCTGGAACGGTGAGACGATGACCATCATCCCTGAGCAGGCACAGATCGTAAAGCGCATCTTCTCAGAAGTTCTTGCCGGAAAGGGAACCGCGGCCATTGCCACAGAACTCAATCAGGAGCACATCCCAACGAAGCGAGGCGGCCGCTGGAGTTCATCCTGCATCCGCGGGATGGTCGCAAACGAAAAATACTGCGGCGACTGCCTCTACCAGAAGTCCTGGTCAGATTCTTCCTACAAGCGGCATTTAAACCATGGCGAGCAGACACAGTATCTGCAACATAACCACCACGACCCCATTATAAGCGATAAGGACTGGGAGGCCGCACAGAAGGTCATTTCTCAGAGGGCGCGCGAGAAAAGCATCAGTAAAGGCGATGAGAAGTACCAGAACCGCTATGCATTCTCAGGCAAAATCATCTGCGGCGAATGCGGCGCAAAGTTAAAGCGTTGCACCCACTATACCACCAACGGAAGCTATGCGATATGGAGCTGCAAGACACATATTAATGACAAAAGCCGCTGCTCCATGCTGTCAATACGGGACAGCGACATCAAGCTTTCTTTCTTAACCATGATGAATAAGCTTATATTCTCACACCGGTTGATCCTTAAACCCTATGCAGAGAGCCTGAAACAGAATTCGACCAGTCAGACCCTTCGCCATATAGCGCAGCTTGAAACAAGCCTCGCCGAAAACTCTGACAAGCGTAAAACCCTGACAAAGCTCATGGCACAAGGATTTATCGATCAGGTGATCTACAGCCAGCAGACCACAGAACTCCTCTCAAAGGCTGATGACATTAGAAAAAGGATAGACGCCCTGAAAAACACGACAAGCAATGAAGCCACAGCTCTGATGCAGGCGGAGGAACTGTTACGGTTCACCGAAAAAAGCCCTATGCTTGAGATATTTGATGGAGACCTTTTCACGAGGTTCGTTGAACGTATCATCGTCTGCTCCCGGCATGAACTGAAATTTGTTCTCAAGTGCCGCCTGACGCTTACAGAAAGGATGTGAGAAGACATGGGACACACACCATACGGATACAGAATTGAAAACGGTAAGGCGGTCATCGAAGAAGATAAAGCCGAGAAGATAAGAAACCTTTACAGGAACTACCTTGATGGAATGGCGCTTGCGAAGGCTGCGCACGAAGCAGGGATTGAGGCATGGCACGGCTCGGCAAAACGCCTGCTTGAAAACAGGCACTACCTCGGAGACGACTACTACCCTCCCATCATCGACCAAAAGACCTATGACAAAGCACAGGAAGAACGCCTGCGCCGGGCAAAGGTGCTCGGACGGACGAACAGGAAAAAGCAGTCACCGGATACACGAAAGCCGCCAACCCGGTTCAAGCTCGCCGCTCCTGAACAGGTCTGCGACGACCCGAAGCAGCAGGCGGAATACCTGTACAGCCTGATTGAAAGCGAGGCGCAGTGATGGCAAACGTGACAATCATCCCTGCCAGACGGCAGGTCGGAAACAACGTCAAACAAGCCGAGCAGCCAAAGCTCCGCGTAGCCGCATACTGCCGTGTCAGCACCGACTCTGATGAACAGGAAACCAGCTACGAAACGCAGGTCTCCCATTACACAGAATACATCAAAAGCCACTCGGAATGGGAACTCGCCGGAATCTTCGCCGATGACGGAATCAGCGGCACCAACACAAAGAAGCGTGATGAATTCAATCGCATGATCGACGAATGTATGGCCGGAAACATCGACATGGTCATCACCAAATCCATCAGCCGCTTTGCCCGTAACACGCTCGATTGCCTCAAGTACATCCGGCTCCTCAAGGACAAGAACATCGCGGTCTGGTTCGAGAAGGAATCCATAAACACTATGGACTCCAAGGGCGAGGTCCTGATCACCATCATGGCAAGCCTCGCCCAGCAGGAATCACAGTCACTTTCCCAGAACGTGAAGCTAGGGCTTCAGTACCGCTACCAACAGGGAAAGGTGCAGGTCAACCACAATCACTTCCTCGGATACACCAAGGACAGCGACGGTCACCTCGTCATCGACCCGGAGCAGGCGGAGGTCGTAAAGCGGATCTACCGCGAGTACCTGGAAGGAATCTCAATGAAGAAAATTGCCGAAGGTCTGGAGCGGGACGGCATCCTCACCGGCGCGGGCAAAACGAAATGGTACGACTCCACCATCAACAAGATCCTGAGAAACGAGAAATACATGGGTGACGCCCTGCTTCAGAAAACCGTAACCACGGACTTCCTCACCAAGAAACGCGTACGCAACACCGGTGCCCTGCCGCAATACTATGTGGAAGATGACCATGAAGCCATAATTCCGAAAGAAATCTTCATGCAGGTGCAGGCGGAGCTTGTTCGACGCAGGAAGGTTCACACTGGGCCGAACGGCCAGAAACGCATCTACTCCGGCAATAACTGCTTCTCCCAGATGGTCGTCTGCGGAGAATGCGGCGAGCTCTACCGGCGCGTCCACTGGTACAACCACGGCTGCAAGAGCATCGTCTGGCGATGCATCAGCCGCCTTGAACCCAGCCGCGCCGCCATGAACTGCACCAGCCGGACCATCAAGGAAGATCTACTGAAAGAAATCACGGTCAAAGTCTTTAACCAGATCATCTCCAACAAGGACGGCTTCATCCGGCAGATGCAGGAGAACATCGCAAAAGCGATAACAACTGCCGACACGATGAGTCCCGACGGCATCCAGGCGCGGCTCGACGAACTGCAGAAGGAGCTCATCAAAAAGGCCAACAGCAAACAGGACTACGATGCCATCGCCGATGAAATATTTACACTGCGCGAAAAGAAATCACAGTCCGAGGCAGACGCACGCAGCTGCGAAGAAAGGCAGAAGCGCATAAAAGAGCTGCAGGACTTCATCGGAGGTCAGCAATCCGAAATCACCGAATTCGACGAAAGCCTCGTCCGAAAGCTGATCCAACAGATCACCGTTTACGATGACCGCTTCACCGTCCGGCTTAAATCAGGGCTTGAGATCGACATCAACGAATAAGAGCAGACTTGCTCATGGGAATTGCTCCCGGAGCAGCCTGCTCTCTTTTGGTCTTAAATTTCGTT